ATTTGGCAACATATCCAATTATCAACAAAGAAACTGGAGAACAAAAGGAAGTAGTTCTAAGTGTTCATGAATGGCCAAAATGGTGTAGTAATAATCCTGAATGGACACGAGACTGGTCAGATCCTTCTACTGCACCTATGGCAACTGATGTTGGAGAATGGAGAGATAAACTAGTCAGTAAGCATCCAGGATGGAATGAAGTTCTCGATAGAGCAAATAAAATGCCAGGTTCCAGAGTCAAAAAAATCTAATCTATTTAAATCATATGGCAAGAAAAAAGTCAACAGGTATTAGCACAAGCACAGTTCCATTTGGTATGAGTAATCGTGTGATGAAAAGAAAGAAACCAATTAATTTGGATTTTGTCAAAAAGATTGATCCATTAACTGATAATCAAGAACTCTTGTTTAGTAAGTATAAATTGGATCAGAATATTATTGCTTATGGTGCTGCTGGTACAGGTAAGACTTTTATCACACTCTACAATGCACTTTTGGATGTTCTTGATGTAAAGACACCCTATGAAAAGATTTATATTGTAAGGTCTCTTGTTGCTACTAGAGAAATTGGTTTTCTTCCTGGAGATCATGAAGATAAGTCTTCTCTTTATCAAATTCCTTACAAGAACATGGTGAAGTACATGTTTGAGATGTCAGATGAAGCATCAGCAGAAATGCTTTATGCTAATCTAAAAACACAAGGAACAATTTCTTTCTGGAGCACATCTTTTATTCGAGGAACTACACTTGATAAAGCAATCATTATTGTTGATGAATTTCAAAATTTAAATTTCCACGAACTCGATTCTATTATTACTCGTGTTGGAGAAAATTCTAAGATTATGTTCTGTGGAGATGCAACTCAAACAGACCTTATCAAGGAAAGAGAAAAAAATGGTATTATTGATTTTATGAGAATTCTACAATCAATGCCTTCAGTTGATATTATTGAATTTGGTGTTGAAGACATCGTTCGTTCTGGTCTCTGTAAAGAATACTTGGTCGCAAAAGAAGAACTTAAAGCACAATTAGAAATATGATTTTTGAGCATGTTGATTTGAATCTCCCTACACTTGATAGGGAGCATATTGATGGAGTTCGTTTTTATACAGTAAAAAACGGCGAAAAAGTCCAAAGACTTGTATCCATTACTTCCGTTATTAGTCATTATAAAAAAGACTTTTTTATAAATTGGAGAAAAAGAGTTGGTGTAGAAAAAGCAAATAGGATTACAAAGAGAGCAACTAGTCGTGGTACTGATACTCATCTTTGTATTGAGCATTATCTTAAGAATGAAGAGCAGATCCCAACAAAACCACTCCCAGAAATGCTCTTCAACATTTCTAAACCTGCTCTGAGTCGTATAAATAAGATTCATACACTAGAAGGAGCATTATACAGTATTGCTCTTGGTATTGCTGGTACTGTAGACTGTATTGCTGAGTTTGATGGAGAACTTGCGATTATTGACTTTAAGACATCAGCAGAACCAAAACCAAGAGATTGGATTGATGGTTACTTTGTTCAGTGCTGTGCTTATGCATGTATGCTTCATGAATTGACTGGACTTTCTGTTAAAAAATTTGTGATTATTATGACCTGTGAAAATGGGGAAGTAGAGATATATGAAGAGAGAGATAAGAAAAAATACCTTCGCATGTTAATTGAGTACATCAATAAGTTTGTAGACGATAAAACTCCTTGACTAAACTTTAAAATTATGATAACATTTGATTATACGATAGAGAGACATTTTGCCAATCGATTTAATAAAATTAATGGAAATAGACTACAAAAAAGAGTTATCAAAAGAGATTGAGTCAAAGTTTCTTTGTCCTTCAAAATTCGCACAAGAAATTGAAGTTATTGCAAAAGAAGAAAAAATAAGTTACATTGATGCTATAATTTTATTCTGTGAAAAAAATAAAATTGATTTAGATTCAGTTCCTAAATTAATTTCTAAACCACTTAAAGAAAAGATTAAATGTGAAGCAATTGATTTAAATTTTCTAAAACGAACTTCTAGAGCTAAATTAAAATTTTAAAATTGGATCCCCATAATTGCTATAAAACATACTTAGCACTGAAAAATCATTTTACGAAAGATAGTTACGAGTATCATAAGTATCACGGTAAAACTAGATCATCTATTCAATCATTTTATAAACGAAAAGATAGATTTTTCTTTGAGAAGATGAGTCGTCAAAAAAGTGATCAAGAAATTTTAGAGTTTTTTATATCTAACTTCGCATCTTGTGATGACCCACAATCTCTTTGGATAGGAGAAATTATTAAAAGTGGTGAATCTTCTTATACTGAATGGAAGAAAAAAACTCAGGGACTTTCTTATGTTTTCAAATCTGATATTTGCGAATTATTTTCTGATACTGATTTTCAGAAAATATTTGAAGTTAATGGTTCTTCTCATCCATTAATCGTTAAAAAGTATTTAAGAAAAGAAATTACTTTAGAAACTTTAGTTATTTTAGATAAAATTTTAGGTCTTCAAAAAACTTATGATAAGAAATTGAAAGATCCTATTTGGGATTTTATTTCTATGAGAATTCGTAAATACTCTCCATTTATACATATTGATATATTTAAATATAAAAAAATTTTAAAGGAGTATGTAGATTGAATTTCTTTGATTCTGAAATGGTAAGAGCAGAACTTACAAAAATCTCTGAACTACAAGAAGACATTTACAGGAATGTTTTTAAGTTTTATGAAATGGATAAGGAAGGTAAGATTAACCATGTAAATCTTTTGCAGCAACTTCTTGAAAAACAAAGAGTCCTTTATACTCGCATGAGTCTTTCTGATGATCCTGAAGCAAAAGAAATGAAGGATAAAATTATAGACTCTGCTAAGATGATGGGTCTTGAGGAAGGAATGGATATTTCATACATGTTTGGAAACATGGAAAAACTTTTAGAATCTCTGAAAGAGGAGATTGACAAGCAGTCCTAATTAACCTATAATAACTTCAGCGGCTAGGGAATCCGCACCAAAGCTAACCCATACAGGCCAACATAAAAAAAAGGTAAAAAAACAAATGTCTTTCGCAGATCTTAAGAAAAAATCTAGACTCGGTTCCCTCACTGAAAAACTTGTAAAGGAAGTTGAGAAGGGTACAGGGTCAAAAACTGTTGATGAACGTTTCTGGAAACCAGAAATGGGTAAAGGTGGAACTGGAAGCGCAGTCATTCGTTTTCTTCCTGCTATTGAGGGAGAGGATGTTCCTTGGGTTAAACTTTTCAATCATGCCTTTCAGGATGTTGGAGGTTGGTACATTGAAAATTCACTCACATCTATTGGACAGAAAGATCCCGTAAGTGATTTAAATCGCAGTCTTGTTAATGAGCATGGTGGTGATTTTAAGAGATGTCCTCAAAAAGTTCAAGATACTGTTCGCGACCGTAAGCGTAAGTTGTCTTACTACTCTAACATCTATGTGGTAAAGGATCCTCTGCATCCTGAGAATGAAGGCAAAGTTTTCCTCTTTAAGTATGGAAAGAAAATCTTTGATAAAATTCTTACTGCAATGCAACCTGAGTTTGAGGATGAGGAAGCAATCAATCCTTTTGACTTCTGGGAAGGTGCAAACTTCAAACTGAAGATTGTGAAGAAGGATGGTTACTGGAATTATGATAATTCTGAGTTTGCTAGTCCTGCTCCTATTCTAGATGATGATGAGGTTATTGAAGCATTGTGGAATAAAGAGCATTCTCTTGCTGCAATTGTCAATGTAGATCAATTCAAGTCTTATGAAGATCTTGAAAAGCGTATGAACATGGTTCTTGGTCTTGGAAAAGTTGCTCCTAAGACTGCATCACACGATGAAGAAGAACAGTATGAGTCTTATGTTCCAAAGCGTACCAAAGAAGATAATGTTTTAGAAGAACTGGAAGCATCTTATCAGAAGAGTAAAAATACTTCTGAACTTCCTGATACTATGAAAAAAGAACTTGATAACCTAAGTTCTGATAACGATGATGATGATGCAATCATGGCAAAGTTCCAAGGACTTGTGGATGATTGATCAACTATAAAGTTTGATATTATCTGCTTGCTTTAAGGTGTCGCTCAGAAATTGAGTGGCACCTTTTTTGTATTTCATAATTCTATCAAGATCGTCAAAAATGACAGGAACATATTCTTTCTTTAGGAGGTAAATTTGTCTTTTTTGATTTTCTTTTCTTTCTTCTACTTCTTTAAATGTAATTGGGTTTGTAATGTTTGAAACGAGAACATCATTTCCAGTGCCTTCATCATAAAACTCTACAAAATAAGGAACTTTATTTTCAAAGTCTGGGTTTTCAATAAATCCACCATCTTCATCAACAATTAATTTGCGATAATCGATGACCAGATTTGATGAAAGGAGACTACCTTCAGGTACAATGACTTTCCCAACAGAATTCCTTACTTCTTCAGTTTCATAATGAGAAATAGAGTTTAATTCTTCATAAGAACCATATTTTTCAAGCATAATGTTGTCAAAACTTTCATTTGACATTGGCCACTCATTATAAAAATTAAGAATATTATTAGATAAGAGAATTAACCAATCTAACTTAGAATCATTATATATTTTATCTGCAACACTATCTGGTCTTTCATCACCTATAATTGAATACAAACTAAAGAAATTTAAGTTTTCAAAAATTTCATCACGAAGTTTAACTCTTTTAAATAAATTTTTTACTTCTGTAAAATTACCAATGTTTTTACTGTTGTAATTTCTATCAACATACTTAAAATTGGGAACTTGTCTGAAATATTGTCTTGCCATTTTAATATCCTATTGGGTGGTCTGCTACAAAGTCATCTTCATAATCACTTTGATACAATGGAGTAATTTCACTAAATGCAAATTGTAAATCGTATTGCACCATTGTGCATTCTTTATCATCATAAGTCATGTATGTTCCCAAAGGAGTGTAATTTACATTAAAGATTTGTAGGGCACATGCTTTACTCTTTATTTCACCTGGAGCAATTAGATTTAGTGATTCGTGAGGAGTTTCTCCCTTTCCCTTTTGATATTCAATCCAAAATACATCTGGTGCTTTTAGAAATAAATCTCCTCCCTTTCCTTTCACTGCCATGTGATACTTGAAGTATTTGATAATTTTTTTAATGTTTTCTGCTTCAGTATCAGATCTTGCAGACATTTTGAATGAAAAGGAAAATTGTCTAAGCTTTGGTTCTTTGAAAATTAATTCGAGACTTGGGTTGAATACTTGTTGCGTTGCTCTTGTAAACAAGTCCATGTTTCCAGCAGCAATTGATGCTGTAAGATTTCCAATTTCACCTTTTAATTCTCCGAGTTGTTTTTCAATCATTTTTTTTGTATTACCTGTCTTTTTATCACCCTCACCCATTAGATCACCTGCAACATTAAATAAAACAGCCTGCTCAGGTTTTAATTTACTATCACCCCACCCAACTACATTTGAATCTGCAATTGGTCCTTGAATAGAAACATAAACATCTCCACCAACTGTTTTATATTCAAGTGGATTTTGAATTGTTCTTTCTGCTAAAGATACTGCTGTAAATTTAATTCTATCTTGCTGAGTATCTTCTATGTCAATTGGATAAGTAATTGCAGTTCCTTTTTCAACTGGAGTTTTTGTCGAAACATTATCGGTGGGAAATGATATTTGAGTACCTTCATTATTGTTTGGGTCTTGTTTTTCAGTGTTTAACCCTGATTTAAATTCCTTTGTTTTTTTTAAATTCTCTTTTTCTTCAGGTGTTGATGCTTCATTTATGACAATTATTGACGCCTGTTTTGATGATTTTTCTGCTTTTGCTAAAATCTTCTTTGAGTTGCTGTAAGTGAAATTAAAGAGAGAAAGATTTCTTTTAGTTTGTTCATTTGGAGGGACTATACTTCCATTTGAATTAGTAGTTTTTAATAAATTTCTACCAAATAAAGTTTCCTGATATAACTGTCTCTGTCCTGTTCTAACATTGACTACAGTAGCGAAGTTGATTCCCCTATTAATTGTATTCGGCAGAGTGAATCTGGAAGAATATTCATCATTATTTCTTTCCCATCCTGGTACATCCGGTCTCGCCGCCATAGTATTTTTTTTAGTTATTTATAGACCTAATTCGTCTTCTGTAATTAGTTTAAATTCTATTAACCTATCTTCACACCATTCTTGGGCTGCTTTCCACTTGGCAAGATTTTTATTATAGGTAACAACTTCGTTGATGTAGGTTTTCTTTTTCTTGCCTTTTGATTGTTTTGGTATAACTGTTTGTCTTTTTGGTTTGACTTCTATTAAATACTTTTTGATTTGTCCATTACTTTCTTTTACCTTTATAATAAAATCTGGAAAGTATCTACGAACCTTATTTGTTGTTGGGTCAAAATAGGGAATAAAAAACTCTTCTGATCCCCATTCTAAAATATTATCCTTACGGTCACAGTATCTCATAAATTTCAGTTCCCAAGAAGACCTATAGATAATGTTTCTTGAGTCTCCTTTGTATTTGTTAGGAAATCTTGGATGAAATCTTCCTTGATGATATTTTCCTTCTCGCATACATAATATATAAGAACCAAAAAGTATTTATATAAATGTTAAATTCGTTCCCAAGAACTGGATCTCCCACTAATTTCGACATTCCTACCGAAAGAATTTTTACTACAGAAATTGATAATGATTTATTGAACGCAACTTTTTTAAATTCTGATGTTACATTACCAGTAAGTAACTTTAATGATGCCCTAAAGGCAAATTCACCTACAAGTGGATCTGGTTCAAAATCATCATCTGCTCCTAGTCCTAAAAGAACTGCTGCTTCTACAATCAAAGAGAAGTTACTGAAACCTGCTCATACTTCTCACTTTGAATGTCATTTCAATCCACCTGGTGAGGTGGTTACTTGGTTGTCTAACAGGAAATTGAATCCTACAGATCCAAATAATCAAAGGTTGATAACTCTTTCTTGCTCAGAAACTGCACTTCCAGGTTCTAGAATGGCAACAAATACACTCCAAGATGATCATCATGGAGTAACTGAAAGACATGCCTATCGCCGTCAATTTGATGACACTGCATCTTTCACATTTTATGTTGATGCTCCAAAATCAGGTTCTGAACATGGATATAAATTAATTTGGTTTTTTGAGCAATGGAAGTCTTTTATAATGAATGAAGAATATGTAAAGAGTGAAGATGGTGTGGGATTAGATGAATATCGATGGCATTATAGGGCAAAGTTCCCAGAAACATACATGACGAATATCTTCATTACTAAATTTGAGAGAGATCTCGATTTGGTTAGTATTAATCCATCTAAATCTACCAAGAAGTATTTGGAGTATATGTTTTTGCAGGCGTATCCAATTTCTATTAATACTATGCCTGTTTCTTATGATCAGTCTCAGGTCCTTAAGTGTACAGTTT